AGTGTATGATGGGCTCCACGTCCAACGCGCTTGACAAGGGCGGTGATAACTTTAAGAAGCTGTACTACGACTCTGACGTAAGTAAGCGGGGCGCAAATGGACAGACAAAGAGCGGCCTATACTCATTATTTGTCCCCATGGAGTGGAACTTTGAGGGGTACATTGACCGGTATGGAATGCCCGTGCTTACTACACCCCCGTCCCCCGTAATGGGCATAGACGGGACGTCTATTAAGATTGGGGCCATTGACTACTGGAACAATGAGGTTCAGTCGTTAAAGTCTGACTCTGACGCACTTAATGAATTCTATCGACAGTTCCCTCGCACCGAGTCCCACGCGTTTAGGGACGAAAGCAAGGCGTCTATTTTTAATCTGACCAAAATATACCAGCAGATTGACTATAATGACAGCATAATCACCGAGCACTTTATTACGCGCGGGTCGTTCCACTGGCTTAATGGGGAGAAGGACACTAAGGTTGTTTGGACGCCTGACAAGCATGGCCGCTTCAAGATTTCTTGGACGCCGCCGAGCAACCTACAAAACAATGTTATAACACGCAATGGAGTAAAGCATCCTGGCAATGAGCATATTGGTTCGTTTGGCTGTGACTCTTATGACATTTCTGGCGTTGTGGGTGGTGGTGGCTCTAATGGGGCGCTTCACGGTATGACTAAATTTCACATGGACGAGGCGCCAACAAATCATTTCTTTTTAGAGTATGTTGCCCGACCGCAGACCGCAGAGATATTTTTTGAAGATGTTCTAATGGCGTGTGTATTTTATGGCATGCCGGTACTTGCGGAAAACAACAAACCTCGTCTACTATACCACTTTAAGAATAGGGGGTACCGTGGCTTTAGTTTGAATAGGCCAGACAAGCACCTAAGCAAGTTATCTAAGACGGAGAGGGAGCTCGGTGGTATACCGAACACTAGCGAGGATGTTAAGCAGTCTCACGCCTCCGCCGTGGAGTCGTACATTGAGAAGTTTGTTGGCATAGATATGGAGGGGACCTATAGGGAGGCTGAAGATATTGGTGAGATGTACTTTACCAGGACGCTCGAGGACTGGGCGCGCTTTGATATTAACAACCGTACAAAGTTTGACGCGACGATTAGTTCGGGGCTAGCCATAATGGCAAACCAAAAACACATGTATCTTCCTGAGCAAAAGCAATCAAAAATAAGCATTAACTTTGCTAGATATAATAATCGCGGTTCACAAAGCGAACTACTACAGTAAATGAAAGAGGTAACTATTAACATCTCTCCCGCCGGATTCCCAAGCCAGTTTGTTTCGGACTCGGAAAAAGCCACTGATGAGTTCGGTCTTCAGATTGGACAGTCGATTCAGTATGAGTGGTTTCGTAAGGATGGAAACACCAGTCGTTACTACTCACAGCTAAGAGACTTTATGCGCCTGCGCCTTTATGCGCGAGGTGAGCAGTCGGTTGCTAAGTATAAAAATGAGCTCGCTATTGATGGCGACCTCAGTTATCTAAACCTGGACTGGACGCCTGTACCCATTCTTCCTAAGTTTGTAGATATTGTTGTTAATGGTATGTCTGACCGCTTGTTTAGCGTTAAGGCCTATGCCCAGGACGCAGTGTCGTTAGACAAGCGTAGTAAGTTCCAAAGAGAAATTGAAAACGAGATGGTAGCAAGAGAGGCTCTGACAAAAATGTCTGAGGCCTTTGGTATTAATCCATTTCAAAACGACCCCATGAAACTGCCGGAGGACGACCAAGAGTTGTCGCTTCACATGCAGTTAAATTATAAGCCATCTATTGAAATTGCAGAAGAGGAGGCCGTCAATACAATCCTACAGGAGAATCACTACGATGACACCCGTAAGCGCGTTGACTATGACCTGACTGTACTCGGTATTGGGATGGCAAAGCAGGAGTTTTTGTCCGGCGAGGGCGTGAGGGTTAGCTATGTTGACCCAGCCAACGTGGTGTATAGCTACACAGAAGACCCCCACTTTAAAGACTGCTTTTACTGGGGCGAGATTAAAACAGTTCCAATTACTGAGCTCTTAAAGATTGACCAGAGCCTAAACAATGAGGACCTCGAGACCATTTCTAAATACAGCCAGACGTGGTACGACTACTTTAATGTAGCGCAGTTCTACGATAATGATATCTTCTACCGCGACACGGCTACACTTTTATACTTCAACTATAAGACTACTAAAAAGTTCGTCTATAAGAAGAAAGAGCTTGAGGACGGAAACGCTAGAATAATTGAGAAGGACGACACGTTCAATCCTCCCCAGGAGATGATGGACGAGGGTAAGTTCACAAAGATGGAAAAAACCATCGATGTGTGGTACGAGGGCGTCATGGTGATGGGAACAAACATCATGCTTAAGTGGCAGATGATGGAGAACATGGTTCGGCCAAAGTCTGCGTCTCAGCACTCTATGCCAAACTATGTCGCCGTAGCTCCCCGTATGTACAAGGGTAATATTGAGTCCTTGGTTCGTCGAATGATTCCGTTTGCTGACCTTATTCAGATTACCCACCTAAAGCTTCAGCAGGTTATCTCGCGCATGGTCCCAGATGGTGTTTTTATCGACGCTGATGGACTTAATGAGGTCGACTTAGGCAATGGAGCAGCGTACAACCCGGAAGACGCTCTACGCTTGTATTTTCAAACGGGCTCCGTTGTTGGTCGTTCATATACGCAGGACGGAGAATTCAATAACGCGCGCGTACCTATTCAGCAGCTGACAGGAAACTCTGGTCAGTCTAAGATGGCGGCGTTAATTGGAAACTACAATCACTACATGGAGATGATTCGGGCAGCCACCGGCCTTAATGAGGCACGCGACGGCTCTAATCCAGACCCCAACTCTCTAGTCGGCGTACAAAAACTTGCAGCGCTAAACTCGAATACAGCAACTCGCCACATCCTGGAGAGTAGCCTGTATATGACGCGGACAATATCAGAGGCCCTGTCCCTACGTGTGTCAGACATTCTTGAATACTCTGAGTTTAAGGAGGAGTTTATTAATCAGATTGGAAAGTACAACGTGTCTATCCTTGAGGAGATTAAGGATTTGTACCTGTATGACTTTGGAATCTTTATTGAAGTATCTCCAGACGAGGAGCAGAGGGCTCAGGTTGAGGCGAACATTCAGATGGCTTTATCTAAGGGCGACATCAACCTTGAGGACGCTATTGACATCAGGGAGATTAAGAATCTCAAGGTGGCAAACCAACTTTTAAAGGTTAAGCGAAAGCAGAAGCAGGAGCAAGACCAGCTGATGGCAATGCAGCAGCAGCAGGCGCAGGCCCAGATGCAGATGCAGTCTCAGCAGATGGCAGCCCAGACGCAGATGCAAAAGATTCAGGCAGAGACCCAGGGCAAAATGCAGGTCAAGCAGGCAGAGACCGCCTTTGAGATTGAAAAAATGCGTAACGAAGCTGAGTTTAAGAAGTCTCTTATGGCTGAGGAATTTAGCTATCAGATGCAGCTCAATGGCGTTGAGGGGTACTCTGTAAAGAAGCGTGAAGAGGACCGCGAAAAGGCAAAGGCTTCACGTATAAGTCAGCAGAACACAGAGCAGTCTAAGCTTATTGACCAGCGTAAAAACAATCTTGCCCCAATAAACTTTGAGTCTAATGAAGACTCCCTGGATGGCTTTGACTTTGCTGAGTTTGACCCGCGATAAGCGTAATATTTTTATTATAACTTTGTATTATTAAATTAAATCTATGGAAATCAGTGTAAAAGAACTTGGTTCGGTTGAGGCCAAATCAATTCAAGAAATAGAAGGGGCGTTGCTCGCTAAACACGAACAATCACTTTCTGAAAACGAAACACCAAAGCAGCAGGAGGTCACTTCAGTTGTTTCGGAACAAAAGGAAACACCCTCCTTAACGGAGGAGGACGTTCTTTCATTTATTAAGAATCGCTACGATAAGCAGATTGATTCGGTAGACCAACTCTTCGCAGAGCGCGAAAAGGCTAGTGAGCTACCTGAGGATGTTGCCGCTTATCTTAATTATAAAAAAGAAACGGGTCGCGGAATCAAGGACTTTATTAAGTTAAATGAAGACATTGATGAAAGCAATCCGAAAAACACCTTAGCTCAGTACTATACGCAGACAGAGTCTGATTTAGACAGTGAGGATATTCAGTTCATGATTGAGGAGCGCTTCGCATATGACGAAGACCTCGATGATGAAGGAGATATCAAGCGTAAAAAGCTGGCTATGAAGAAAGAACTTGCAAAGGCAAAGAAGTTCTTCGAGGAAGAACGAGAGAAGTATAGCCTCCCGCTTGAGTCAAGGGGAACGGTCGCGTCTCCCGAGGACCAAGAAGCCTCCAAGGCTTACAAGGAATATATGGCACAGGCTCAAAGTGTCCAAGAGGAGAACCGGAAACGGTACGAATGGTTTGAGCAGAAGACGAATGAGGTCTTCGGTGACGAGTTCAAAGGTTTTGAATTTGCGGTCAACGATAGGACGTTAGTCTATTCTCCTGCTGATACTGCTGAATTGAAGAAAGCGCAGTCCGATATCACAAACTTTGTTAGGAAGTATATGAGTGAAGATGGCCTTATTCAAGACGCCAAAGGATACCATAAAGCCCTCGCCGTCGCGATGCATCCCGAACGATTTGCTAAGTTCTTTTATGAGCAAGGTATGTCGGCCGCTGTTGATGACGTAACGCGAAAGTCTAAGAACATTAATATGGACATTAGGCAATCGCCGCAAACAATTGGCAAGGGTGGGATGAACGTGAAGTCACTGAGCAACGACAGTGGTCGGGGTCTCAAAATTCGTTCTACAAAATAACACTTTAAAACCGCAAAAAAATGGCTGGTTCAGTACAAGCGGTACCCGGGTTTGATTTACAACCCAGTGCCGAACAGGTAGCATTATCTACCAACTACATCACGAACTTTGATTTTTTAAATCAATATCTTCCCGATACCTACGAAAAGGAGTTCGAACGCTATGGTAACCGTACCGTAGCATCTTTCTTACGCATGGTTGGAGCAGAGATGCCCTCTAATTCTGACCTTATCAAGTGGGCCGAGCAAGGTCGTCTGCACACGAAGTACGTTAACGTAACTTCTGCTGCTGCCGCTGCTTCGGATACCGCTACACTGACTATTAACGACGTCCTAGCTCCCGCAGGTGGAGGTATTGCTGTTCGTGTTGGTCAAACCATCATGATTTCTG